CGGGATCGCTTGCGATGGCAGGCTGAGCCAGGCGGTGATGACCGCCATCGACAGGCTGCCCATTCCCGCCGCGATCAGACCGCCGAGCAGGATGTGGCGCAGCGCATCGCGCAGCCGCATCCGGGTGGTAAGGGCGTTGGTGGCCCCGCCAAGCGCGCCCCAGGCGGCCAGGATGACGGCGGTGGAGGTTGCCAGATCGCGCAGTACGGCGGCGATGAAGCCGGTTTCTTCGTTCATCGCCGGATCTCCAGCAGTGGAATGGATGTGATCGACCCCAGCCGCTCGAGGTCGAGGGTGACGTCGAGCATGTCGGTGTCGAAACGGACAGGGACGTCGAACTCGAAGCCTGCCGTGATTGCGACGCCCGCGCCAGGGGCGGTGGTGAAGGTGACGCTGCCGGTGGTGGTGTTGACGCTCCAGCCGGTCATCTGCACGACGCCGTTCAGGGCCAGCCGGACGGTCCCTGCCACCGGCTTGGCAATGGCGCGGGTCCAGCTTTGGGCACCGGAAGTGTAACGCTTCAGCAGGGCGAATGTGGTGACCGCACCATTGCCGATGCCGATGGGCTGGTCGATCGGGGCGACGGCTTGCGACGGCAGGCAGGATTTGTAATCCGCCCAATCCTTGTAGCGAAAGCCGTGCAGGCGGCCGTTGCGCGCCTCGAAGAAGGCGACGACCGCTGCCAGATCGTCAGCGCGGCGGATGCCGTAGGCGACATCGTAGCGGCGGCGCGAGTTAGCCCAGCTGGCGTTGCGCTCCTCATCGCCAGAGGCCAGTTCGACCACTTGCGTGCGCCGTTCCGGCCCCCCGCGCGCCCCGCGGCTGATGTTGTCGGGGAACCTGACCTCGTGAAACGCCATCACATGCCCCTCCGGCCCAGCGACACCGCTCGGGCGATGTCGGAAGCCACCTGCGTGCGCGATTGGCGGAAGCTTTCGGCATCGCGGGCCATGATGGTGACGTTGACCGCGGGTGCGCTGGATTGGCCGTAGCCCGCCGATTCGCGGCGTGACAGCACCCGCTCGCCGCGCTGGAGGATCGCCGGAACTTCGTCGGGCTTGATCCCGGCCCAGCCGCCCGCATGCATGCGCGGGGCATTGGCAAAGGCCAGCGCTGGCACCATGCGGCCCGGCCCCGGCGATCCGACCATGCCACCGGCGTGGAGGATGTTTGCGAAGATACCACCCGCACCGCCCAGCGCTCCCGACAGCGCATTGGCGATGGGGCCGAGGATGAACCGCCGCGCCGCCAGCTTGGCCAGATCGGCGATCATCGACGTGACCAGATCGCGGAAGTCGAGCTTGCCGGTCTTGACGAACTCGCCCACGGCGTTCTCCGCCGAGGTGAAGGCCCCGACCAACGCGCTCCCGATATCACCGCCGATGTTGCGCGCCTTGGCGGCATAGTCGGCGAGCGCGGCTGATACGGCACCCCATCCGGTCGCAGCCTGGTCAGCCCCTGCGGCAGCGTCAGTCCCGGCGTCACGCGCCGCCGCGCCTGCATTCCCGGCAGCAGCAGCGGTGTCGTCCAGTTCGGTGTTCAGGGCATCCGCAGAGTTGGCGGCATCTGCCAGCGCGGCTTCTGCCTCCGCCCCTGTGCCGGTCACCGCGTCGCGTAAGGCTTGCCAACTGGCCAGTGGACGGCCGGCAGCATCTGCCAACATGCCAGCCGCCTCGCGATAGCCATCGGCCCGGCCACGCGCGTCATCTGCCATCGTGCCAAGCCCGAGGTCGGGTGGCTCGAGATAGGTGCGCGAGAGCGCGGCTGAAAAGGCATCTGCTGCGGCCGCCCCGGCGGCGGTTGCGGCACCCTCGAACGGGTTGCCGATCCGCGCCAGTTCCACGGGGTCAAGCGTGCCGATCCGCACCCCACCTTCGCCGACCGCCCAGTCGGGCAGAAGGTCCAAGGCAGCGTTCAATCCGTTGATGAAATTGTTGATGCGCGTGACGACGCCGTTCAGCATCGCCTCCACCCCAGAAATCAGCCCGTTCGCGGCCTGGAAGGCAAAATCGCCGATGGCGCCGGGCAGACTGCCCCAGATTGCGACCGCCGCATCATAAGCGCCCTGGAAGATCGCAGCCGTCCGGTCCCCGAAACTGACCACGCCCGCGATGGTGCCCTCGAGGGCCGAGAGCCCGGCCGCCTTCAGACCCTCCCAGCCCGCAGCCATGTTGGCGAATGCGGCGTCGAGCGCGAGGCCGATGCGCGACCAGACCTCCGATGCCAGATCGCCGAGCAGGCGGAAGGCCTCGCCCACACCGCCGACACGGGTCACAAGCTGCGAGAACTGATAGACCAGTTCGCCTGCGCCAACGATCAGCGCGCCGATGCCCGTGCGGATCAGCGCCCCGCGCAGAAAGACCAGCGCCGTGGCGAGGCCGCGTACGGACAGGGCCGCCACTGCCAACCCCGCCACCCAACGACCCGCCATGAAGGCGGTAAACGTCGCGGCATAGGTGGCGAGGCGTGCGAGGTTATCGAAGACTGCGGTGATTGCACCGCCGATGGGCCCGGTGCCGCGCGCCATGTTGGACAGCGCGTTCGCCACCGTTTCCAGTGCCGGGGCGACGGCAGCGGTCAGGCGGTTGGTCAGGCCAAGCCAGATCAGGCTCAACTTGGCGATGGCATCGCCGGTGCGTTCTATCTGTGCCGCATCAGCCGCGCTAACCGCCACCCCGAAATCCTGCACATCCTGCGCCGCCTCTCGCAAGGTCGCGGAGTCGATGCGCAGAAACGCCAGTGCGGCACGGTCGCCAAACAGGTCGGACGCCACGGCGGCGCGTTCGGCCTCGGGAACATAACGGGCCAAGGCGTCCTGGATGGCGACGATGCGCTGGTCGAGCGGCAAGGCCTGTAGTTCGGCGGCTGTCAGGTTCAGCCGCTGCAAAGCCCCAACGGCCGAACCCGATCCGGCTGCTGCTTCGGAAAGCCGCGTGGTCAGCTTCTTGGTGGCCTGCTCGATGTCGCCCATCGAGACACCGGCCAACTCGCCAGCCCATGTCAGCACCTGCAGGCTTTCGACAGTGGTCCGGAGCGAAGCGGCCATGTCGGCCTGTGCGCCGATGACATCAAGCCCTGAGCGGACCATCGCCACGCCCGCAGCGGCAGCGGCGGCGGTGACCGCCGCCAGAGCGATCCCGGCCTTGCGGGCAAAGCTGCCGAGGCGGGCATTGGCCAGTTCCATCTCGGAAGACAGGCGGCCAAACCCGCGCGTGCCAGCCTCGCCGATGCCTTCCAACTCAGCCCGGACCTGACGGCCGCCTTCCGCGACCAGTCGGACAGAGACCCTCTTCTCAGCCATGTCCCTCTCCGATCTGTTCGTTCAGCTTGCGCACCATCACTGCCTCGATCTCGGGCAGCAGTTCGGCGGCGATAAGGGTGTCGATCCCAAGGGCCTGCGCCATCGCCAGCGCCGCGCCCATGTCCCAGCCCAGCACCGCGCCGGGGATCACCCGCAGTTGCCCACCAAGGCGGCCGACGAGATCCCAGACTTGCCAGCCTTCTTTCGTCTGCGGCCGGTTCAGTCGTGCGGGGCAGTCGGGGCAGCGCCCGGTGCAGGCCGCGCAGTAGCGGTCGCCCCCGCCGAAGGACCATTCGGCAAGGGCGCGGAGACGTTTTTTTCCGCGTCCAGGATCAGGCCCTTGGCAACGTACTGGGTCTGGAACGCCTCGAAAACGGGCCAGATTTCCAAGAGTGCATTGATGCCTTCGGGCGAGACCGGGACAGCATCCCCCGCGTCATCACCCACCCCCTCCCAATCCAGGACCGCGCGGCGGGCGACGGCCTTGGCCATTGCCAGCGCCAGTTCTTCTTGTGTGGCGGTGTCCGGCAACGCTTCGATGGCAGGATCGGCGCGGGCCGAGACCATCAGTGCGGTGGTCAGAGGCGCGACTTGCAAGCGAAGGCCGGGGGCGAGGGTAAGCCACACAGGGGCTGCGGTCAGGTTCAGTCTGATCATGATCAATAGCTCACAACGGTGTTGACGAGGACGGCGGTGCACATGCGGGCGGGACTGACGGCCTTGGCGGCCTGCCAGTCGAAGGTGGCCTGGATGCCCTGCGGGCCGGGGATCTCGATCCGGGGGCGCGGCAGGTAGACGGCATGGGCGGTGAAGGTGAAGCTGGCGTTGGCACCAAGGCTCCAGGCGAAGACCAATTCGCAGGGCGTGCCGTCGATGGCCTGCGTGATCAGCGTGCTGTCGGCAAAGCGCACCTCCACCCGGCCTGTCAGCGCGGCCATGCCGGGGTCAGCCCCTTCGATGCGGCCGTCCGAGCGGATGGTCTCGATCCGGTCGAGACCGTTGGAATAGGTCACCTCGGCGGAAATGACATTGCCGAGCGGCGAGCCGTTGCGCGTGATCGCCCCGTTGAAATGGCCGAACCGCTGCAGGGCCAGCGCGGTCGGCGTACCGGCCGCCGTGGTGACTGCAACGCTTTCGCCCTGCGCCACCAGCCGCGCCGTGGCGGTCAGCAGGCCGGAGCGTGCCATCTGCCACGACAGCTGATCGCAGACGCAGCCAGTGTACATCGCATAGCGCGGCACCTCGGGCATCGCCGTCTCTATGGCCATGCTAGGCAGCGTCCAGCTGCCCGACTGGAAGGTGTGGGTCTTGGGCGTTGTGCCGGATGTGACAGGCGCGCCGAACGCCGCCTTCAGCCACAGCCCAAGGTTCTCGACGTCGATCGGCACCACGACATCGCCATCGGCGGTGACTGCGTCCTTGATCGGGGCCAGCGGGTCTCGCCCCTGGCCCAGCAGTTCCGAGGCGATCAGCGGCTGTTCGGAGCCGAGCGTGGTGCTGGCGAAGGGCACTGTGCGATAGCCCGTAGCGGGCGCGGTGCCGTAGACGGATTCGAACGCAAGCGCCATCTGCGCCCGCGCCCCATGGGCTCGTGCCATCGTATTCTCCTGTCGTGTGAGGGGTCAGGCCAGAGGGTCGGCCGTGGAATAGTGTAGGATGACCGGGATCACCGCTGCCTTCAGACCGGCAGCGCCTTCGACGGCCAGATCGACCGGACGCGGTGCTTCCGCCTCGACCCAGTCGCAGAGCCCACCCAGTGTGCGGTCGGCGGCAATCGTTGCGCCGATGTTGGCGCAGAGGGTGTCGAAGGCGGCGTCACGGGCAGTTCCCTGCACGACCGCCTCAATCTCGGCCCGGTGCTGGTAGTGGTAGCGCAGCGGCGACAGCGTCACTTCCGGCTCCCCTGGCTCGCCGTCGCGCTGGATCAGCAGGCCAGCGGCGGGGACGCGCTCGGGCAGAACGTCGCCGCGCAAGGCGGTGGCGGGCAACGCCGAAAGCCGCGCGTGCAGCGCGGCGAGGATGGTTTCACGGGGGGTGGACATTTTCTGTTCTCAATGTCGAGGCTCTGCCAAAGCGGCTCTTAGGTCTTGGCCGACAGTCGTGCCCGCCAAAGCGAACCTTCGTACTCAACCAATCGCGATTTCCTGTGCGGATCGTCAGACTATGGGCTTGGCAGCCGCGCGGCTGAATGCGAGACTCCCGAATAGCTATGAGTTGGTCAGGCTATCGAGGGCAGGCATGTATTATTTCGTCGATGAGAGCGGTAATACCGGGCTGCATCTATTCGACCCTGACCAACCCCTGCTCTATTATGGCGTCCTCGGAGCA